ATGGATGAAATAACAAAGGGAAAACATGGGGGCACAAGAGCTGGAGCAGGACGAAAGAAAACAACTGCGAAACGCTACGGCTTTAAGGCTCCGGAGGATGTCTGTTCAATTCTTGAAAAGGTAGACGATAAGACTTCGTTTATTTGTGAGGCTATCTTAAAATTAGCCAAAGAGAAAGGAATGATCTAAACAAATTGAGTGCCGGTAATTAGTGCCGGCACTCAATTATGAATGTGTTCGATATTTGATGAATTTTAATAGTAGACATATACCAATAACTATAATTATTCCGAATCCCCATCCGCCAAGCTCCATTTTAATAGTTTGCCATCGTGATAAACTTTTCTCAACCGGATAAGGCACTTGTACACTATCCACTTTGTGTATATAGAATGTATCAACAAGATTCTTATACTTGTATACATACCGATCTTTGTAAATAAGTACTGTATCACCCTTACGATCAACATAAATGCTGTCTCTCTGATAGATGCTGTCATGTAGTATCTTGCTAATGTAGATACTATCATGCTTTACTGTTTCAATCGGAATATGCCGGATACTCCGACAGGATGAAAACCATATTGCTGATGTCAGCAATATGATCAGGAAGTATACTAGGCGTCTCATAGCTTCAATACTTGATTTCTATTCATACCATCTGCCCGGAATGATACATGTACCCAGGCAAAGTTGGATTCATCGATAAGCTGATCAAACGGCAAGTTTTTCTGAATGTAGTCAAACAATAACTTATTCTGTTGCCGATCACCTGTATCAATGTCGGCAGCTTGTCCGGTCATGTGTTGAGACGTATTAGAACCCTTCACTGCTTTATTCAATGCCGGGCAGCGGAAGCCAGAGTTTACCGTAATTGGTTTACCATACCATTTCCGCAATGGGTCCAATACATTATTCACTAGTGCAGTCAGATTAAGGACATGCTCCTGATTGCATCTGTTGTTGATTCCTAAGCGGTCCGCAGTCGTAGATTTGCAGAGTTCCGCAATTGTAAAGTACTTCATTTCTTTTCCTCCTTATAATTAATAGTCACTTGGCGGCTGCCGGTTAGTGCATCCGTGTACATCACATTTCTTTATCTCGGCTTCTTTCAATCTAAGCTCCAGTTCATGCTTTTTATGAATATCTTCCAGATGAGCGGACTGTTCCTGCCGGAGTTCAACATAAATAGCGTCAATCTTGGCGTCACGTTGAGCGATACGATCTTCAAGCCATGCGACTTGCTTGCGTTCATTTTCATCCTCCATACTGTCCGCTGTCGCATCTTCCTTCCTTGCATTCGTTCGACGATTCACGTAGAAGTTAACTATCCATTTGATTGCTTCGAAGCCTCCCAAAGCCCCGATCAGAGCCAGCCATTCATTTAATCCCATATTTCTCTATCTAAAATATTATTATTACCTTTGTACGCATTAGCAATAAGGGATTCCCCCTTTTTAATATTGTTTGTTTTTTGTCAACCGCCAACTCGTGATGAGCAGGCGGTTTTCTTTTTTTATTTAAAGACATATCTCAACCAACCGCTGAAGTAGCTGCAATTTTCTAAGTAGTTATTGTCCTTCTCCGCTAACCTAGCCTCCCGTTCGAATGAGATCAGCCGGTAGGCATCATAGTCTTCCCGGCAATCAGCGAGTACGCTAGCAATCATCTTGCGGATACACCACTCTAGTACATACCATACATAGAAGGTAGCCGGCGCTAGTGCCAACCACCAGGACGATAAACCGAAGATCAGCGTAATGATCCAAATCAAGATACCAGAGGCGACCGTCAGTTCAATCCATTGTCGGGCATGAACGCATTCATGATTGATTGTTGACTGCCTGGCCTCAGTTTTTGACCACTTTGTGAATACCCACGCAAGAAGCGTGATAGTTGAGTAACCTGAAAGCAATAGATGCTTTGCTATCCAGCTTTCGTAAAATAATTTTTTCATAACTTTTCTTTTTAAGTGATTAATACTACCTTTGTATCGCTTATAAGGCGGAGGGGTAGTGCCCTTCGTTGTTTGTTTTGTTTGTGTTTGTAACCGCCGACTCGTGATGAGCAGGCGGTTTTTTATTTAACTGCTCTTCTTGATTTATTCTGTTTTTTGAGATAACGGATAAATCCTATCAGCATACTGACTCCAACCGGAAGCGGCTTTGTAAGTTTCCACAGATTGATCAGGTACATAAAACCGACACGACTGATCAATCACCTGAAATGATCTTGTCACTTCAGGTGGCGTAACGGCCCTGATTGTTACTATCCTCAATGGACTATGTTGAAATGCATAAGTTATCGCGTTTACACCTACTCCCAAATCCAATTCAACCAGGGATGTACAGTCCATTGCAAATCCGCTGGGAATTCCACTTTTATCTCCAATTTTCATCCGGGATAACCGGGTACATTTACTAAACGCGTCTCCGGCGATTGTAACAACATTTTCCAAATCAACATCTATTAATCCTGTATTATAAAAAGCCTGCCGCTGAATTTCCTCTACTTTGCGCAAATCTATATTAGCCAGTTCCCGGCAATCATAAAACATATACCCATATATTATCTTTAATTGGGAAGGCAATTTTACCGATATCAAGGATAAACACCCATCGAAGACATTCCATCCATTAGAGTTGTATCCGGTGAATATCTCAAACTCATCAAATGATGTGATTTCAGTATTCCCCTTGAACATGCCGCCGAAATTTCTCACAGCCTTAACCTGCTCAATCTTAGTTCCGACCCCATCCCCATAAGATTCCGCAATCATACTTTGAACTATAGCATCCTTGAACCTGACATAAAATTCTCCGTTTATATTCAATGTCAATTTTCTGAATGTGTTTCTTAAAGCCTCAATTGAATCCTCGTAGGTATTCGCGTTCACCGTTATCGTTCCGTCCAGAACAGGATATTCATCCTCTCCGGCCAAGCCTTCAGCACTTAATCCTCCGTAAGTACCATTTGAGAGCGTTGCCAGTTTATCCAGCATGTCCGAATCATTGAATGTTTCCTCAAAACCTACGGCACGGATACGCTTCAATGCATGATCATCCCCCTGTTCCGCCTGGGAGTTCATGATATCAACCAGCAGCCGCATGGGAGACAGGTTCGGACAGTTCACGATAAAGAAGTCCGTAATGACATCCCTGCACAAATCAATCCCGATGCCTTCCGTTGTCAGTAACGGATAATTGGACAATGACAGATATTGGTTAAGCCTGCTGTATTGAATTACACGAAGCCCTCCTCCCGATGGAAGCACAATCTGCGTCAAGGATGTACCGTCCGCATATATCTCCTGCAAATGTGAGCATGCGGACAGGTTCAATGTACCGGCCAAGGTGGCGATGTTCGACAGCAGCAGCCTCTGAAGGCTTACGCAGTTGGACAACGTCAGGGAGGATATAGAGATGATAACCGGGGCGTCCTTGCTTCCCAGCCGGATATCACGGAGCATCCTTCCCTGAATGATCATAGACCCGGTCACGTTCTTATTATGCCAGTCCCCTATATCCTGCAGGTAGGATGCTCCCTGTATCGCATTCTGCTGGTCTCCCGACCCGGAAAGTTCAATCTCCATTTCACATACTTCTCCGGCTTTCGTTCTCCTTCCCCGGATGATACTTGTACCATTGGCAATCGCAGGATACATATCCATTGCCGGAGTCAGTTCATACTTGATTGTGTTACCTGCAGCGCGTACGGTGATGGTATCCGTCCCGTTAGCAGAAAATAGTCCGAACGAATACTTTGACATCATGTACAGGATACGTTTCGTAATCCATCGCTGTTCCGCAAGATAATGGTCTCCCAGCGACTGGGTGATCGGGTCGGTATCATTCGAATAGTGTCCTTTATTGTATGCCAGTTTCCCGTTTTCATAGCAGTACTTCGCATCCGCATTATAAGCATTGGCGGGAAAATATTCCTGAGCCTGGTCAAAGTAGTATTTCTGATAAAACGCAAACAGCTTTTCAAGGTCGTTACCGCTTTTTAGCCCGCCCAGTGTCTGCATGGCAGTCATTGATTTGCGCATGCTGATTATCTTTTCTTCCGGAAATGCCAGTTCCATCAGGTTGAAGAAGTTGTTTGTCTCGCCGTTCCAGACGGATGCTCCGGTTTCGTCCATATCATGCGTTTCCACACTGTACTCTTTATCCGGTAAACCACGATTGGTTGTATCAAAACGGGTGTCGGCATCATCAACACGCCAACGCCACCTGGATGTCTCTGTACCGAAACAGTATGGATAGGTATTTTTCGCACGTTCGTCGGTTCCGGCATTGAATTCTACATTATTCATAAAGAACAGGCAGTCGTCAATATCCCAGTATGCGGGAGCATCTATACGGAATTTCGCGATACGGGCATTTATGAAAAGTGTATTCAGCTCGTCATCCGTTTTCCCGGCAAGATCGGAAGTGTTAAGCCCATATCCCTTGTCTGCAAGCTGCGACAGCAGATTGATTGTTCCCTCCCCGATATCAGATGGCATGAACTTTCCTTCTGACGACTCAAAATAGTAAACATTATATTGATTAATGTCACCGGATTTGGCGATCCAGAACTCGCAGGGTTCATTCTTGTAATCGGAAAGATGTGCGTTCAACTCATCCAATGTGCCGTTAAACGGTTTCAGTCTTGGCGAGCACTGGTAAACACAATTGTAGGCAGGAATAAAGCTTGATATGTTTTCCACTTCCCCTTCGCCCAGGTCGAAGCTGTTCTGGCCATTGTACTGGAATGCCTCTTCATCCTCATTATAGGCTATCAATCCCTTTGCCGGATTCCACGGCACACGGAACAGGGTGAGCAAGGGAGAATTATCCGATCCCTCAATGCTCAACAGGTTGGGATAAGTATCGGTGTTATAGCCGAAAGTGTCGGCGTCACCCTTATCAGGGCCGAAGGTATACAATCCCCGGAATATGTATATTGTTTCCCCTTCGTCATTGGTTTGTTTCTCAAAGCACACAAACGGAGCTTCCCAAACCGACACACGGACCTTCGCATCTGCGCGCATCGCCTCGTTCAGGATACCCACTTCACGTATAAGGTCCGTATAGGAGTTTACCGCACCGATCTTATGCGACTGCATACTGGAGGCATAGTTCTTCTTTGCCGTAAACTTGCGTCCAGCCGGAAGAGACGGTGTCATTGACCACTTCGCTCCCGCGGTGGAGTCCGAGCCGTCGGCGTAACGAATGACGGAGAGTTTCTTGTCAAGCTGGTAACGGGTATTCCAGATCCAGTATTTCATGGATGACGTACCCTGCCCCTTGGCGGTCACGTTGCTGATTGAAACATTCCATTCCGGATGGTCATAAAAGAACACTTCCAACATGCCGGTACGAGTTGATTGATCCGCCATGTAAGGAATTGTATTGTCGAATGTCATTACGTTAAACTGGTCCTTCGTATTTTCAAAATCGATATCCGAACCGTGCAGGTCCAGGATGTCATTATTCTCTGTCACAATTGCCTTGGAATCTGTGGTGTTCAGCCAGTTGATGTAATTACGCAGGACTCCCTGTGAGGTCAGTCCCCGGTTATATTCCCGTATTCCGTATATGTCCGCGTCCGCATATCCGGAACCTATCACGATCATCCCGTTATGGGCGAAATAATCATTGCTCTCGTAGGTGAATTCCCTGTTCTTGACACCGTTGACATACAGTATGCAAAGGTTGAATCCGCTGTTGCCATAGGCGTCCGGCAAAATGGTCAGCGTGAGTCTTGTGCGTTTTCCCTCGAACGTATGCAAACTTTGTACATCATCGTTTTTAAGTGACTGGGAGTGCATGATAATGTCATCCGCATAGATGTTCAATCCGACAAACGAACCACCGGACGGGGACGATATGGTGATAACCGGTTCGGAATAATCCGTCACGTTATCAACCTTATAGTCAAGTTCGAGAGTCTTCCCGGTGCGGGCGCATTCATTTTTAAAAGGGGAATATCCCATGCGCAGCGATGAGCCGGCCATAAGCCGGAGTACCTTGTTCCCGTCTTCGTCCGATTGCCAGCCGTCATTGCCCCAGTTCATATTCTCCCAGCTGCCCGGGATGACGGAACCGTCCATTTCATTTATGATTTCCTGACGATTCCCCTGCCGGTTGGAGCGGGTCTTGGGATTCATATAGAATACGGCGCCCGACACGGCCGAATATCCCAGGGAGTTGTTTACCTGATAGGTGATTGGGGATGTCAGCTCCATATCGACATCGAGGATATGGGCCGTTATTTCAAATTCCGTATTATCCATTGTCTCAATCTCCATCGGGAATGAGAATGTATGTCTGGCGGAACATGCGATACTGGCTTCTTCGGAAGTAAAGACATCCTCACCATCTTTTTTGATGGTGAATTTAGCGGAGGTAATGACATTGTCGCCATCGTACATCGCGTAATCGAACAATGAGTTCTCACTCCAGTTGGTCGCCCTGCCGAGGATGTTGTTGACGGCTACCAGCTTCCTTTGTTCGCCGGCTACCGCGCAAATGACATTGAACGATATCGTTCTTGTCTTGACCGTCCCGTCCGAGTTCGAGACATAAGCAGATATATTGAATACGCCTGTCACGCCCGGGTGGATTACAGAGTAATTGTAGGCGGTTTCCGTATATACGCCTGTACCGATCTGAATCTGGTAGGATTCATTATAATCCTTCCCGGTAACAGTCACATACAATGTTTTTGAAATATTACCGCTGATATTCAGAGGAAGCGTAATGGCACCGGTGTAAGCTGTCCACCATTTAAAGTTGTCCGCACTGATGGACAATGAAGTAAGCTGTACCGTGTATACAAATGCCGGAGCCGTCACTTCCGTCACTTCTCCCGTTACTTTGATCATTACATTGTTTGCTCCGGACGCCAGAAACTCCGCAACGTCAATACTGAAAGGAGAACCGGAACTGATATACAGCTGTTTGACGACAAGATACTCGGCGCTGTTGCTGTTTTTAACAGAGATTTGACAGAACCCACGCTCTCCGGTATCTTCATAAGGTTCATTGGTGCTGTATCTTTCCTGGCTGATGAAAGTAAAATTCAAATAGCAAGGTTCCCCTTTGCTGGCTGACAGGCTTTTACTGTCCAGGTTATTGATTATACGCAGGTTTCTTTGTATCCCTGTTTCTCCACCGCCACCGCCATGTGAGGAAATATAGTTCATTAAGTCTTCAAAGGTGGTTATAATAGATCCGTCCTCCGCAACTCCGGTGGGAATAAACACTCCGGTAGCAGGAGACCATCCATTATTGCCGTATAGTAATACGGAACCGTCTTCTGCCGTATCGGATTCAGGGGAGACATTCTTTAATTCTCCTATTGAAGAAGGAGTATTTGCGTCCTTCTCCAATTCCTTGACGGTATCGATCAGGTTATTGAATTCCTCAGCCGACAAACGTCCGCGGGAATTCTTGCCTTCATTTTCTTCCTTATGTTCTACATTCAGTGCCATAAAACTATTCTCCAAATATTAACGGGAAGGCATACGGGAAGCCTTCCTCCTTGATTTCTATTTTTCCGCGTGCTGAAAGCGCATGCATGATCAGGTTTGTTTCAAGCATACCGGTATCCGCCATGTCGCTTTCAACACGGCTGATCACGGTACGGGTGGTATTACCCTTGTCATCCGTCTTGCGCACACTTAAAACAAACTTGATATACCCCATGTTACTTGTTTAACTGGTTGATTATTTCTCTTTTTACAGCAGCAATAAGCCTTGAATTTCTGATTATAGTTTCAAATGCCTTGCGGTAATTAGCTGGTATTTCTACTTCTTCATCTGAGTAGTAGATCGCTTTAGCAAGGTCTTCAAATCCGATGTCGAGCAGGAGATTGCCGTTATACATCATTTCGTTACCGACCGTTTCAGCGGTGTCGAAGGTCTGTTTACCGCCTTTGAAAGAAGTCTGCGCCTCGATTTTCTTAAAATTGATTTTCATATTATTTATATTTTAATCCAAGTTACTCCACCATCAGAAGTCTTATAGACTCCCTCCCATGATACTTTGAGACCGTTATCCCTGCATATAATTTTTAAGACATCAGTATACAGGTTTGTTTCAACTGTTATTCCGTATGACGTTATGACAGTATCGGATTCATATGTACGTATACCCCCACCATCCGGGATAATCTCAGTCATGAAAGATTCAAACGTAATTTTCTGTTTGTTCAAAAACATTTGAGTATAATCACCAGGTTGAAACCCGGACATTCCAAGGCCATCACTATTTATCTTTATTCCACCGATATATCCATTATCTGAATTTATGGTCCCATTAAACGTTCCATTATTTGCCACGATGGAACCGTCTTCGAGTATTTTAAAGTTTTCGTTAGCAGTTACAGTGCCTTCAAATGTTATCTGATCTGCGGATATCACTGCATTCGATATCAATCTTCCTGCATCATCTTCCGTGATGAATGTACTGATCTCAGCCCTCTTTACGTATCCGTCAGCTTCGGCCTGTTCGGTAAACAACTGAGTGAAACCTGATTCAGTAACAAGACCGGATGTGCTGATATTACTTACATGACCTTCTGCGTCAAAGGTTATCTTTTTAGATAACAGTACATTGAAATCGTCGGTCGTTACCAATCCGCTCGTATTAATGTTTGTAATATTACCGTAATTATCAAAATGTATTCCTTCTACAAGAGCAGCGATAGAATCTTTCGTCACCTGGATAACAGCCGTGTTTTTATCTGCCGTCTCCTGTGCATCTCTTGCAATTCCCAGAGCGTTTAGTGCTTCCTGAGCAGCGTCATACGCATCGTTGATACCTTGATTGGCTAGTCTTTTTGCCGCTTCGATGCCTTCCTCCGAATCTGTTACGGCTGCGAGTATCCGGTCTCCCAGATTCTCAAGATAGGCGGTAGTAGCCGTTGAGCTAGGTTGCCAGTGTTTTATAGAAAATGATGTTCCTGCCGCCTTTGCAGTCATGCAGACGAGAGAGTCATTCTTATAAGAGACGCCTTCGCCGGAATAGGTTGCATTCACCCACATATCGCCGATATCATAAGCATCGGAATCCTTTGGCTGAGATACGAAAACACGTCTTTTCCCGTCAGCGGTGTCCTGAGCCTTGGATGCGTCTTCCAGTGCTTTCAGTGTCAGATGGTCCGTTATATCATTCCAGCTCCATGAACTGCCATCCTTTTCGAATCTGTATCCATGTCCCGTCAGACGGTTATAGAACATGTCCTGCTCATGCATGGTTTTAAGTTCGTCAGTAGTCCAATCACTCGCCGGCAGGTTCTCCAGCGTGGGATCGTAGTCAAAGAACCACAGAGTGTATTCTTTATCCGTCTGTTCTTTGACAAGGTCCATGTCCGCCTGCAGGTCATTAATGGTTTCATCCACATCTTTCCCTGTGGCCTGGTTGATGAACTTAGCGGATATTTCGCTCAGTACAGTGTTCAGGTCGATAAGCGGTTCCGGCATTGTATAGGAGTTGATACCTTTATATATACGAATGTAGGGACCGCCGACTGTTACACTGTCCCAGACGATTGCGCCTTGACGTGCCGGATCTGTTTCGTTACCAAGCTGGACGATATTATCACCCACAGAAGGCACATCACTACCGGATGCGCAATTCGTTTTGGAGAGTTCTATATAATCATCACCACATCCGCTCACATAACGCCAATAAAATGTTGTTCCGGTCTTCAGTGCAAAAGTCTCACTGATAGCAAAATCACCGACTTCAAAGGTATTTCTGACAATCCGTCCTTCGGCATCGGTCGTTTTGAAATAGCATCTGTAAACGTCTCCCCTGTCCTCAACCTTGTTACAGATGATTCCACCATTAGTGTTGTACTGTTTCCCTCCTATATAGGTAGACTGCTGCACTTGTATCTCGTTGATGCTTAACTTTTTTCGTATGTCAACGAAGTCTATATCAAGATGATAATTACCTTGTTCATCTTTATAAATACCGAATCCTGTACTGCCGGTGGAGAAATTATTAGAAATGATGTCACCGACAAGCTTTATCTGTTCGAGCGTGGATGTCCCCTTCGCATTGATACCTTCAAGGAAGGTCATCAGCTTTTCGATTGTTTCGGCTATGTCTTTTCGTACATACCGATCATCATTGTCGTTGTTACTGCCGATAATGGCAAGCTTGAAATGTTTCTTGCCGTCAGTTTCAGGTATGCTGGCATCCTTTACTAGTTTATAAATAGTTCCATTCTCAATGACGGAAACTACTTGTCCGGCATAGGGAACATAAGGCTCCGTGTCTGTATTACGGGCATAGACACGGGCTTCTTCTAAGGTTTCCCACACGTCAGTCGAATCAATAGAATAACCATTGACACGCTTGTATCTGCCGGCGAAACTGCTCCCTTTTATATCTAGTGCCATACTCAATTCGTTTTAAAGGTGAAATTATCTGTTTCGCTGCTTGTCGTAGCCGTACTGAACACATACATCGTATATTCCAAAGGTGTACTTCCATTAGCACCTTCAACACTGATCTTTCGCGGAGTGGCAGCGGAATCCAAATCCATGAAATTATATTGGTATCTCTCCAGTGAAACATCCTTGATGGTACCGTTTGGAATACAGATAACGAAAGTCTTATAATTGCCTATTGTGAACTTGTACGATCCGGCGTCCTTATACAATCCACTGCCTGAAAGTGCCCGCACCTCGGCTGAAGTCGTAGGAACCGAATTACAAACGCCTGCAAACCATTTTCTATGTACATTCACGCTGATTTTGCTGGTCAATTCTTTCTTGGGCAACGAACCATCTTCACTCGCAGCATATATGACTGTAGCAAAATAGGTTTCTCCCTGTGTGTAATTACCTTGCAGTTGTCTCGTTGCTGTCTGTATGCCACCTACTTCCTCAGAAAAAATTAGTTTGTTGTTAGGGTTATTATCATAATAAGCTTGTTCCATAGGACCTTGACCGTTTCGATATGCTGTATAAGTGATATAGCCTTTCTGAGTACCAAATTCGACATCATTAGAAGTCGAAAGTTTCCATTCTAATTTTGCTGAAGCCTTTTGAGAAAGCATATTAATAAAGATCTCTTCCAATGTAGTACCAGAAGGAATTGTATCCCCGGTCTTTATATAGCCTACATTACTGGATGTTACATTTATAGTCTGTATTAACTTTGCGATAGTGCTTCCTCCACTAGAAGAAGAGTTCCCGCTATTAATTACTTGCTGTTTGCTCTTTTCCTTTCGGTATGTAAGAGAGTCGATCTTGTTTTCAAGCTCGCCAATACGAGAATAAGGAGCTGTTTCTCCGACAGTGTATATCGGGGAGTCATAAGGGATATCAAGGTTATATTCAAGCCCTATGATACGAGAGATACGACCTTCTTCAAAGTATGCCTTATTAATAAGGTTCACTTTCTGACCAACGGTGAAACTCCTGGCAAAGTCGGGATCTTGTTTACCCGTTTCAGGATTAATGCCATAGATATAATCCGACATCATGGTGGTATTGTAAGTAGAAGGGTCCTGTTTAAGCTCTTCAATATATTCTCTTGCCCGTTCCTCGACTTCTTTCTCTGCGTCAGGAATAAGCTTGTCGGATACGAATTGGGGATCATAGCCATAGAGAATATACGTGTCACCACCTTGATCCGTAGGATGTAAAATGTCATCAGGAAGCATTCTGCCATAATCATCATTACGCTTTATCTCGTATACCTGAGCATCCTTGTTCCATGTTCCGTCCTCTGATTTTTCAGGCTGATATTTATCGCCTCCAGCTGAATCGTAAGGATTGAATGTTACTTCAAAGTCCATGCCGGCTAGAGGACCGGATTGAAAGACTATACGCAAATCTTCTCCATCTAACCGATATTCGTTTGAGAAATGGAATCCCAGGTCCGAGTCTTTAAATCTCCATGCCAACCAATCTTTCGAAGTTTTTGTTCCATCCGGATTATCTATAGTATCAGTATATGTATGAGTTGTTACCATACCCGTCAGTTTTTCACGTCTAGGATAGATATCATCAAAAATAACGATCTGCTCTACAGCTTCCTCCTCTGTCATACCTTCATAGGCATCAATATATGGTACGCCTTCAGGCATCATCAAATGCTTGGTTACAATACCTTCGGCAGTTTGAGAACCTTTGTCATCTGAGAAATATATAGATGGGACATTACCTTTTACAATGTTGTCAATTGTGTAGGTGTCGCCAAGAGAAGCGGTAATACCTTCCGGCAAACGCAGCACATTGGCTGCTTCACCAGTAAAAAAATCTGGATTGTACACAGCATTAAATGATTTCCCTGCATTTTCACCAGAAATAAATGTTACAGAAGCGCTAGCCGATTGACTAACATTCTCTAAAGTAATATCTCCGGAAGATCCTGCAAGTACCAATGTAGAGGATATAGAAGATGGAAGCTGAAAGACAACATATAGCTTTAAATCTGTGGCTCCGCGTTCAATCTTTATGTCGCTATCAATGGTTATATTGTCTGTCAACTCCTTCTCTCGATTTTCATAGATAGTACGTACATTTCCTCCAAGACCATATACTCTCGTTACGTCATTGACTTTGTATCGGATTTGCCATCTCCAACTATATATTCCAGAAGGCAAATACTCTCTTTCAACAGGAGAACCAGCTGGATAGACCATTGTTCCTATATTGAAAGAAACGCTTTTACTATTCATTGCATAAGTACCACCGATAGGCTTGCTAGATAGCAACTCATAATTTAAGTCATTTACTCCTCCTTTTACATACCCGCTTGTTCTGACAGATGCCTTAAACTTTTCTTCGATCAGATCATCAGAAGAGAAATACTTCATATCAAGTACTCTCGATGTATCGGAAATATCACGTCCGCTTACTTGCTTGACATCAAAGATCAACTTTTTGCGATAATTAGCCGGAATATTACGTGTTGCCCCAAACGCATAAATACGAGTTGCGTATGAATCTTGGCTATCACTTCTATCCATCTTGCTGACATTCATTCCTAGTTCGAAGTCAACAGGAACGCCATCCTCGCAACGGCCAAAATGAATTACTTCTTCCTCTACCCACCACTCACATTCAAAACTCTCAGCCATTTGGTTGAGGGCATCGATCATGTTTACGTTTTCGTATGAGATCAATTTAGAAGAAGTATCTACTGTCTCATCTATTTCGCATTTAAACGTTTTGTCATGGTACTTATAACCTAGGACTTCCAAGTTCTTCAGAAACACATCCATGTGAACCTTTAAGATATCAGTAAGATTCCAGCCTGCCTCACGACTACCGCTATCAGGACTATAGAAAAACTTCTTGTTTTTCCACTTCCAATAGTAAGCATCAAGACGGAGTTCGTAGTCATAGCCACCTGTTGATGTGTTATAAGCAGGCTTATACAAGTCCACAAGTTCAAAGACGCCTAACTCGTTATCTATACCATCTCCTAACTTGAAGTGTACAGGATCATCCAATGAAAACTTCAATGTGATATAATCCTCCTTCATCAAGAGATATTTGCGCTTACTACCTTCATTAATTGGAGTAGAATAGCGTATGTTTCCGAATATGTCTTTGATATCTATCATAACATTTCCAAAGTTCGGAGATAAAAAAAAGAGTGCCCAATTTTGAGCACTCACAGATACGACAATGAAATCAATGTCGTAAATTAGATATTTTCAACACGGTTGGACGGGTCAGATTCATTGAGTTTTAAGCTAAATTTGCCTATTCCTCTCATGAACTGGCTGAATTGACTGCATGATTGATAGATCGTTTTATATACAACAGCAGGTTGATACTTGGTCTTTATTTCAAGAACTCCAGTAGCTAGTTCCTCGCAGAAACTGCTATAACGAGCAAAAAATTGTTCCTCACTGGAAGCCGTTAGATTGATCTGAAGGGTTAGATTTCTCACATCTACCCTTGGATTGGCAATAACTACCCTTTTCCCATGCTCTAATCGGCTCTCATTCTCTATGAATGCTTTACTAGGGGCAGGAGTCATTAATGCAGATAATGAGGTATCATCCATGCTTATTCCCCATTCTACGTAAGCATCCTTGCCATTTATGAATAATTCTTCTTTCATTGGAATACTATCACTTCTATTTATTATTTACTATTAAATTGTTTAATTCCGCTATTTATACTATCCAACTTATTACCAAATTCATTTATGATTCTCTTCTGATATCCTGCTATATCTTCCAAATAACTGTTAGAAGAAATAGCAAGATTCCTTATCTCCGTCAGGGTTATGCTATTATTCCCGACTGTCACTGAAATAAGGTTCATTGACACCAACATGGATAACATGGAGTTCTTTATCTCCTCCCCCGCTATCTGTAAGGCAGTGAAACGCCCGTTAAGTTCTTCGCCTGTATCCTGAGACATGGCAGCAAATCCTTTTTGGGAAGAGGATTGAGAGGTAGATGCCCCGGAACTACCTACTATCTGTTCCCAAGCTTCACGATCTGATAATGCACCATTAACAATATCATCCCACTTATTTCTCAAATCCTTAACATCACTTGCAGTAATTCCACCTTCCTTCTTATTTGCTTTAGCGAAAGCTTCATACCAGTCTTCTAATGCCCCTTCATAATTTTTAGCAAACATAGAAGTGAAAATAGCCTTTCGCATATATTCTTCAAAGTTATCGGCAAAGTCCTTTGAAGAAGCGTCCATATCCATGAGAGTATTCAAAAAGCTATCAAATAAGCTATCAAATGACATTTGGGTAAGTTGCTCATTAATGGAATCTATAATTTCTTTCTCAGTATCTCCATATTGAATAATGTTCTCTAAATAATCCCTGAAATCACTATCCATATGAGCCCATAATCCTGAATAATTGTTTTTAATCCATTCTAACTGTTCCGCTGACATATTTAGCATACTCGACATACTACTAAAGTCTACTCCACCAAGTTCTCTAGATATATTACCCGCAACATCTTTCCAATTCTTTCCATCGTATTTATAAGACCCTTCCCACATCCTATATTTTATGGAATGGCTACCAGCGCTTGCTCCCGAATCCAGTCTTGAAGTAGCAAGTTCTTTTATTATTTGTTTCTCAGAGTTCAATAAATCAAGTGCTTCTTGTCCTACTTTTGTTGCTTCAATTCCATAAGATTCTTTGATATAGGCTTTTTTCTTATCAAGAAGCTGATCCCATACATCAAGTAATGTATCGTACTTTGCTACCATCTCTTCATATTCAGAATAATTGGCACCACCAAGCCCCATATCGATACCTAACATTTTAAATGGCACTTCTACTGTACCCCCAATAGCACTTATTACATTATTTACAACGTTTTTCCCAAATTCGATACCTCCATCCTTGCCGAACTCGTCAAGGAGTGAAAGAATGGCAGCTATAATCCCCCCTATCTTGCTACCGGACTCACTTAGTGCATCGACTAAGCCACCAACAACAGTACCAAAACTGCTCAAACTAAACTCAGCACTTCCAAGCTGAGTCATGGCATTAGCAACAGCTGTTATATTACTGATAGCCTTATCTTTAGATTTTTCTACATTCGTTTGTGCATTAGCTTGATTTTGTTCCGCCGCATTCTGTTTCTTCTTTGCTTTCTCAATAGCAACTTCATTACCTGATTTCAAAGCCTTTTCTAGCTCCTCCTGCGCTTCTTTTACCTTAAGGACGGACTCCTCGTATTCGTTTAGAGATTCTCCTAATCCCCCAAAGAAACCACCTTTATCAACCAAAGCATCATTAATAGAATTTATAGCAGTCTCAATTATTTGAATCTGCTCAGGGGTAGAGTTTTTAAACTCTGGAGATTTTTTAAACTCCTGTAACTGCTTCTTAATCTTCGTCAGTTGATCTTTAGTAACCTTACTTAAATCTCCGAAGATCATTTCCCAGTTTATCCCTTCTTTGAGTTTACTCAAATCTAGATTCGCTATTTCTTCATCCCATTCTTTTTGGAAGGTAGCCGCTTGTCCTGCGTCAGCTGCTTCATTAACAAGGCTTATATACTTGCGGTCAATCGCCTCTTTCTTCTGGGTAAATGTACCATACTTGATAAGATACTCATTCCAAGAATCTTCCTGTTCACGTATCTTGTCATTGATCTGTTTCTTGGAAGTATTGCCTATAATACCATCAAAAACAGAGGCGTTGACTTTAACAGTAGATGGATCAAATGTTTCCTTGACATGCTTCGGATTTTGTTTGGCTATTAAATCCTCCTTAGCATCGAACTTTTCTTTTTCAAGCTGAATAATAGTACGTATATAATCTTCTTTTTGTCGTTCTAAGTTTTGAATCTCTTTTTTGTTATCAAGTTCTCTTTGCAATTGTACTCTTTTGAAACCATCTGTTTCTTTATTTATTTTAGTTTGAGTTAGTTGATTTTCTAAATCTTCAGCCTGACGATTCTTTTCTAAAGCTTGTTTATCCAACAAAAGAGAATACTTCTCCTGCTGTATACGTAGTTTTTCTGTTTCCTTCTCTTGTCTAGACAATGCACTACCAGTAAGTCCACCTAAATTTTTGTATCTCTTTTCAGCGACACTTACTGCATCATTCTTTTCTTTTAATGTTTTCTGATAATTTTCCTCAGATTTGTATGTAGCCTTACCTGACTTTACGTCTTCAACTTCCTTCTTTGCTTTTTCCCATGCGGCTTTAGCTTCATTACGATAAGTTTCAGCACTCTTCCATTCTGCATTAAGAACTCTATCGTTCAGTTGTTTTATACGAGTAGCTAGGATTTCCGCATTAACGGGAGCCTCCGCTCCTTGAATCTTAATCCATTCTTTTCCCGAATCCTTCAATAAAACCTGATAGCCTTCAAGCATTTTTTTATATCCTGTAGCAGTCGTTTTATCCATTGTATCAATTGAGGCCTCCCATGCTGTCTGCTCTTGTCTGCGTATTACTTCTTGTCCTGCCCCAATCGTATCGGATAGAGCACCCATCATTTCAATAATATAATCTTCTACAGAAATACCTACGCCTCTTTTGTTTACTGCATATTTCTTTAGAAGAAAATTAAAGTCTGATTCTTCAGTAGATGTCCTTCCTGACTTTTTCTTCTGTGCAAGAGACAAAAATCTTTGGAGTTCTTTATAACGAGTAACATCGTCGTTATTATTTTTCACATTCATCAATTCTTGACGAATCCGAATTTGTTCATTCTCTAATCTACGAGCATCTGTAAGATTATCAATTAGTTCTTTTTCTGTTTTATATTTATTGAAAATATTTGGATACTTTGATTGAAGCACGTTAAACACCTCTATTTTTTCTTTTTGGGTAGCATTTTCATCCTGAAGAACGGAAAGCAGATCATTAATGTGTTTTTTCTCATCATCCAAATATTTATTATACTTATCAGTTCGATCGCTAATACGTGCTAATTCCCGCTCTTGTATAGTCGTTGCATCATGTAACGCCCACATAGCAGTCGCAGCGCCAACAAGTAATGTCGCCACAAGTATATAAGGATTACTTAGCATTGTTTTATTCAATAATGCTTGCTGAACCGTCATTGCTTTTGTTGCCACTATATTTTTCATTGTAGCCACAAATTGTAGTTCTTTAGTTGATATATCAAAGACTCCATAAGTTTTCGTTATTGCATAATATGAAATCGTTGCAGCTTTATATGTACCATAAGTGGAAATTAGCCCTATAAGTATCCTACCAACAGTTTCATAATGTTCAACCAAATATTTAGCTGTATCAAGCGATGCATTAAGAGTATCCTCATTCGATTTTCCTATTTTATTCAACATCTCATCCCAAGAATCACCAAGATTTGAAATTTTCCCTGTAAGTGTTTTTGATTGTTCCTGCATCAAGTTAAAAAACTTTCCACCTTCATCTGTCAAATTCTCAATAACCTTCTTTACTTCGGGAAAACCAATCTTTCCTGCTGAAACCATTTTGTTTACTTCATCCGTAGACTTACCATACATATCTGCCAGACCTTGAAGCATAGGAATACCAGAAGTGGTAAACTGCATCAGATCACGAGCATAGAGTCGTCCTTGCGTCATGGTCGTACCATAAAGATATGTTAAACGTTCAAGTGGCAATCCTAATCCAGAAGCGATATTGCCTAATCGTACCAAAGTATCATTTACCTCCTCCGCTTGAAAACCGTAAGCGACAAGTTGTTTTGAGCCAGTAGCAAGTTCAGTCACAGAGAAAGGGGTTTCAGCAGCAGTTTTCACAATCTGAGACATCAAAGTATCTGCTTTTTCTTTATTCTGCAGAAGTGTAGACAAAGACACCTCAATCTGTTGCATTTCTCCACGTACCTTTACAACATCTGAAACAAACTTTTTCAACATAGCAGTACCACCGATTGCAGCAAGGGTCTTTTGGAAAGAAACAGCCATTTGATTGTTGGAATCAACAACCTTCTGAGTTTCTTTCTGATATAGGCTTTGTTCATCTTTCAACTTACGAACTGATAATCGAGCTTGTGCCTGCTGTGTTTGTAGGTCAAACAAAGCAGCTTTTTCTTCCTGTAATGCCGCTTTTGCACCCTTAAAATCTGCAAACAAAGCATTTCCTCTTGTTGTTCCAGCTCCTGCCTTTCGGTATGCTTCGCCCAAAGTTCTAACATCGTTTTCAATGTCTTTTATCAAAGTTTTTTGCTGAATAATCTTCTCAGTTAATGTGTTGATAGACTGAGCCCCCACATATACCTGTTGTTTCAATACATCGCCAATATTGATATTACTAGACGTGTCACTAAGAGTAGGGTTCAATTTTCCACTTCCAACGCTCACAATTCTTTGGTTTACTCGTTCAATATGCTTTTCAAGTTCATCAACCTGCTTTTGAAAGGATGATATACCTTGTACCTCTTTAGGAAAACTCTTCATAATCTCTTGAACACGTTCGAGAGATTTCAACGAAATCTTTTCAAATGCCACATCAATCCTTTTACCTTGTGCTTCAGCAGTATTTGCAAGCTCAGTAAAAGCTTTTTGAGATTCACGAACTTTACGCATTACATCTTCATTATTGTAAGTTGCATCAAAATGTAAACCAGCCATATATTTTTATTTATAATTAATTCTCAAATTTAGCCACTCTCCCACCGTCTCAACTAAAATCGCTTATTCAATATCCAACAATAGCCTTAATGTTGGATATTTCCTCAAAAATAGATACTAAACAGCTATTTATCTATCAATTAGGCACTCAATACTTCACATTGGACAGGTTGTGAAATATTTGATAAATGTAAGTTTAAAGAGTTGATTTTTCTATTTCTACAGCAGCAGTTACACGACAAAGTAAAGATTGTCGTGAGAAAGTTTGAATGAATGGGATTTCTTTGTAGTTTTGCGAAATGTTTAACTAAAAAATAACAATCATGGAAGACATGCAAAATCTTATTGGATGGATAATAATCATCTTTGGTATTCTCCAAATTATCCTCTTTTTCAAAATATGGGTAATGACAGACAATGTAAAAAGAATAAAAAGCAACCTAATTAATAATGCAGATACTTCATTTGAAGCTGCACAAAAAGAAATTATATTTGGACATCCTGATAAGGCGTTTGAAATTTATAACAAATGCTATGTAAATGATGTTGCAAGATTACATAAAGAAACTAAAAATGCGGGAATGAATTCAGAACCAGCAAAAGATACTTATGAAATAAAATATAAAGAAAAATGCCAATCATACGAAAAGGAATTAGCAAAGTTAGGCAATAAGTATATTATTGATTTCTCTCATTTTGATTCTTTTGATAAAATAAATGAAATCATGTCATAACAAATAAGGGGGCCCTCACATTCAGAAACATTTGCTTCAACATCAAATATGAACAATAAAGCCGGAGCAATAAACTCCGGCTTTATTATTAATCACGCATCCTAATTGTAAAAAAAAGTTTAAGATAAAGGAATAAAGTATGGAAAAAGAAGCCACAATAAAAGCCTTAAGTCAAACGATTGATTGTTGTTTTGACAGTCTTAAAGAGGCAAGAATAAAAATACAAATATTGGAAAATGTGAAAAAAGAGAGGGATCTCATTTCCTTAATAGAGAATTCCAACGAATATGAAAATGTAAAAAAAGGATTATACCTTACATTAACATGCTTTATAGCGAAATATAATACCGCAGTTATCCTAAAACATATAATAATTTCAGGAAGGGGCAAGGATGTTATTTTTTTTGAGAAAGACTTATGCCTTACGATCTATGAAACGCTATTGAATTTAGATAAATATACC